GGGGTGGCAAAACCTATAGAGGTACAGTTACTCGTGAAACTAAAAACTTTATATATGCTAAAACACATAACAATAAAATTAAAAAGATTCGTAAGAAAAAGTAATGGCGTTACCTGGAGCATATGTTAACCGAAGTAATACAATTGGTCAGTATTGTAGTAATTGCAAATATTATTCTAATAACTATTGCGTTAAATTTCAGGAACAAGTAGCACCTTATGGTTGGTGTGCAGTATGGGAACCAGTAGATGAAGTACGAAGTTCTTAGAGTAAGTAGCCAAAAAGACTCTACATCAGGATTGTTATTTGAAGTCAACAATGGTAAACGTACATTTCTTTGTTATACATTAGAAGATGAACAACGTGACGTTAAAGTCTGGGGTGAAACTAGAATACCTGCTGGTACTTATAAACTAGGATTACGTACTGAAGGTGGCTTTCATAACCGTTATCTGTCCAGATATGGTGCAGACTTTCACAAAGGTATGATATGGGTGCTAGATGTACCTGGTTTTGAATGGATATTATGGCACTCAGGCAATACTGATGAGAATACTGCTGGTTGTTTGCTGTTGGGAAATACACAAACTAGCAACCTAGTAGCTAAAGATGGGTTTATAGGTAATAGTCGTGATGCATACAAGCTTGTATATCCTCGTGTATTAGCTGCTATTGAATCAGGATTAGATGTAGAAGTAGAGTATATAGATTATGATGGTGATGTTAAAGAAATATCTAATAAGTCAACTGATGATGTCATACTTACAAGTACAGTTATGGAAAAATTACAAGAGATAAGTGGTGAAGTTCAAATTTTATCTGCTAAACTAGACGGCAGGAGAATTACATAATGCCAAAAAATATGCCTTTTAAAGGTTCTAAAAAACTCGGAGAAGAATTTGACCCAGATATAGTGGGCGAAGATGGATTAGATTTTGATGAAGCTAGTTCTGAATTAGATATTGATTATGGTGGTAGTGATAAAGTTGAAGGACAAGGTTTTGATAGATTAGCTAATCAAACACAAATAGAAGATTTTGGTACACAAACTGTAGGTAGAGTTTCTGGTAGAGAAGGTAGTAGTTACTCTGATTTTATAAGTAAAGCTAGTGTTAGTAAATTACAATCTTTAAAAGGTATGTTTCAAAGTGATAAAGAAGTATTAAATATTATTGATGAAGAAATAAATAGAAGAGCTGAATTAAAAACTAAAATTCCTGGCACACCATCAGGTATTAGAGGCGCACAAATAGCTGAATCAGCTGCTCCTAAATACTATACAGAATCTGAAATTAAAAAAGGTACAGCATTTTATAAAGAAGAACTTGCAACTATCGATAAGTATTTGACAGAAGTAGAAGACATAGACCCTAAAGTACGTACTGCATTAGCAGAAGAAGCTGCTGAATTAGAAACTAATTTAGAAATAGAAAAAGCTATGTTTGGTCAACCACTTGAAGAAGCTGCAGCTGTAGAAAGTGTTATAAAAGCTGGTATTAAAAAACCAGAAGTATTAGCTGACCTTGATAAAACTGTTAATAAATCAGGTAAAACTGTTTTAGAATCTATGACTGAAGATGTAGGCAAAGCTACTTCTGAAGGTTTTGTAGATAAAACTTTTGAACAAACAAGTTCTGGACTTACTACTGGTAAAGCTAAATCATATATAAGAAATATGGAAGGTTTATTTGGAGAGTCAACAGGTTTTATGGGTGGTGTAAATGATGTACCAGTAGAAAAAAAACTTGTTAAAAAAGGTGATGTATTACCTACTGGTGGTAAAGCTAAAACAACAAGTTTAAGAAATCTTGAAATGGCTATGCCGTTAGATGATAGACAAATTATAGCTGGACAAAAATTAGTTCGTGAAAAAACTCGTGCTGAAGAAAAAATTAAATTTTTAGAAGACCTTAGTAAAAAAATGCATTCACGTGGTGTTAGTACTCCTGAATCTGCAGCTGAAATAAAAGGTCTTAAAAAGAATGTACAAAATATGGAAAGCACTCTCAAAAAAATGAGAAAAAATATTATGCCTGTAGCTGCTGATATGCCTGGTGAAACATTCTTAGGTAAAATAGATAAAGGTAAAGCATTTCCTGTTATAAAAGAAACTGGTAAAGCTGGTGCTTATGGTCTTAGTGATACATATCAAGAAGAATTAAAAAAATCAAAATCTGCTTCTAAAGAAGAACTTGCTAAATATCTTACAAAAGGTCCTACATCAACAGGAGAAACTGTTGCTATGAGAAAAGAAACACTTAATAAAATTGCTGCACAAAAAGAATTTGCTAAACAAAATCCTAGGGCTGCTGCTGCTACTAAAGGCGCACCAGACCCAGGTTCTCCATTAGGAGTAAACAAACCAGCATCTTCAGTTAAAGCTACAGATTTAGGTGACATTAAACAATCAAAGTCATATGTTAAAAAATATGAAGAAGCTTATCCAAAGATTCTAAAAACATTAATAGCTGATGCAGGACAAGTAGTAGAAGATTTAACTAAAGCAGACCCAGCTCTTATTAAAAAAGCAGCTGCAAGTGCTGCTATAATCGCTACTAATTTTGCAAAAAGAAATCCTAACATCTCAGCAGGACTAATGCTATACTCAGGATTAGTAAAACGTAATAAAAAACAAGAGGATTATTTTAAATAATGAGTGCTGAATATAAAGTAATATTAGAAAAAACAATATGGACATTTGTTGAAGCATTTATATCTGCATTAACAGTTGCTCCATTAGTTGGTGTAGATGCAGAAGCTTTACAGTTAGCTGCGTTATCAGGTGGTGCAGCAGCATTAGTAGTAATCAAAGAGTTTGCTAAAAAACAATTAGTTAAACCTGCACCGAAAGTGAGTAAATAATGGCTAGAAAAAAATTCTCTAAATTTAATCCAGATTTATATAAAATGTTGGATTCTGAAGATAAAAAACATTATATGTCAAAAGATTTTTTACCTACTAGAAGTTATAAACTAAGACAACAACAACCTAAAAAAGGACCTACAGATACACCAAAACGTATGCCTTTACCTGTATGGCAAGATAGGAACCCTTCTAATCAAGGTACAAAGTTAAATCCATAATGGCTAAGATAGACCCTAAAAGAAAACCACGTAAAAAACCTATTAATGCAACTCTTAAAGATATGCAAGATTTTAATGTTATGAGAAAAGCATATATGAGAACAGTAAAACAAAATAAAGTAGGTCAAGGTTATGCTGGATTAGGACCACAAGAACTTAAACGTAGAAAATATCAAGCTAAATATCTTACTAAAAAAGCTGGTGCTAAAGCTGATAAATTAGAATATATGGCTAATCAATTAGCTACTACTGGTTATCCTGATTTATTTGGTGATGAAAAATGGTTAAAAAAACAAGCTGAAGGTTATCGTAAAACACAAGCACAATTTGATAAACAATATAATAAACTAGGTCGCTAAGACTTCTTAATTAGTAGTTTCTCTTTTTAAAAAACCTTTAAGTAAATCTCTGTAGGCTACACTCTTTCCACTAGATTGCCTACCATCATATATATCATGATGCCATTTACATAGTATTGCTACGTTATTAATATCAAACTTACGTTTTTTGCTACCACCCATACCTATACCTTGTATATGTGCAAGCTCTAACCATTTGTTATCGTTACAATATGCCCACTCACAGCGTCCTCCTGCCCTTTTAAGAGCTTCTTCTCTAATTGGTGATAAACTTTCCATCATACTTTGTACATTGTATATTTCAATGTAATCTCCTCACCTTTTTTAATTGTTCTTAAAGGAAACAAGTGATTAACACCTTGACTAGGTGACTTATCCATGCGTATTAATTCGCAGTTAGGATTGTCGCTATGATTTATAAAACCACCTAATGGTGTTCTATATATAAACTCATCTCCATTTATAAATACATGAGTAATACCTAAAGATGTTTCAGTATCTTTAATTACTTTGTTACAGAACAGACCTAAGCCATGTATAGGTGACTCTTTAATAGTCATATAACTAGGTAAAGGTCTGTATGTATTGTTATTCATTATATATTAAAGTACTTTCCTTTTGGTAAATTCCAGGCTTTCATTATATCAATCCATCTAACTCGTAAGTTTTCTGGTGAACCTTCGTATATTGTATTAGCTATTTTCATAAACATACCTGTTGTACATTTGTTATCTTCATAATGTATTTTTGATTCATTATATGATATTAGCTTTTCTATATAATCTAATGTACGTTGTGTTACTTCACCATGGTCAGGCTTACTTGCTGGTCGCATAGCATTGTCTATCATTGTAAAGTTTTCACCTGTAGCTACAGTAATACGTCTAGGACATAATTTAGATTTACGTATAGTATTCATTGAATGAGATAGTGCTATGTCACATGTCAATGTTTCTTTGTCAATACTATAGCTAACCCATATAGGTGTATTATTATCTGTTACTCCTAGTAAACGTTTACCTCCAAATCTATCTAGACTTGCAGCTAATTTTATTTTTTTCTTTGTCCACCTTCTAAACCGTTGTGTAGATTCATTAGGTGTAATGTGGTATATAGCTTCTTTAGATGCAAATTTAGTTTGCATTATTCCTCCTCTAATTGTTCTAGATGAAAGTTATAATCTACAACAAACTTATCCATTAAGAACCTAAGCTTTGCCATGTCTGGTGGTATGTTAAACACATCACTACCGCATGCTTGGTCAAATTGCTTTGCCCATACTTTCATAAACTTAGGATTGTTAAATATATTTATTTTGTTTATATCAATTTTCTGGGATGCCATCTTCTAACTCCTTTTCTAAATCATCAATACATTCGTCACAATATTTAATTCTTGTAAAGTTAGTGAAATATGCTTTACCACATATATCACATTGTAAGTTACGAATGTCATTAATATTTTTTCTTGCGTTATTAAATAAACTCATCTACGTGACCCCATACTTTCTCACAGTAATCACAGTAAACTTGGTCAGTTACTACGCATACTTTTTGTAGTTTGTAACCACAACATTTCATTGTTATATCCCTTCCAGCAGTGTTTACTACTGTTCCAATGATGCCAACCGTCATTGTAAACTAACCAAGAAGCCACTGCTGTAGATACTTCTTTATTAGTCCTATTACTAACTATACCAAGCTTAGGTTTTAACCAAGCCCATGTGTCATCATTAAATTGCCAGAGTCCAACATCTGCAGTACCGTTTGTGTTTACCCCTACTGCGCTAGCTTTTCCTGAGCTTTCGCAGTATATTACATTTAGTGCCTGCAAGATGTCGTCCTCTTTAAAATACCTGGATACTAAGTCGCCATGATGAACAACATGTTCTACTTTTACTTTAGTTTCATAGCACTGTTTGTATACAGGTAAATCGCTGGGTGTAAGTAAAATCGGAAACAAACACCCAACAATTACTTCTATCATTAGCTAATGGTAGCAGCTTTCTTAGTAGGTAATTTAGTACAATAGTAATGTACTAACCCACGTTTCTTACTAGGTAAAGTAGTAATATCATAGCCTTCCTGCCTAAGATTATGTATTATTCCACCGAACCTGTGACAATGTAAGTCTGCCACAAACTCCCAATTACTAATTGGTTCACTACCCATATTCTCAGTTAATGCCCAAGCTACGAGTTGTGTTTTAGATTTGATATATGCAGGTACTTTAGTACCTCTAAAGTATTCTGGTATCATTTAATACCCCATTCTGCAGGTATATCACTGTTATCTAACCACCAAGACTTACGCCACTTCCCACTATGACCACCGCAAATTGTAGGGTCATTAGTGCTACAGGTAAAGTCTGGACTTTTATCTGACCTTTTGCTGTTACGATTATCGTACACCATCTGTCCACAATAAGGACATTTAAGGTCATCTCTGTATTTATTTTGTTGTTCCATTTGGTTTACTACCTCTCCGACAAGACCTCCAGGAGTTTGTAATCCTTCTGTCTTGTCTTCTGACTCTATACCTACAGCTGCTAACTTATCTTGTATAGACAAGCTATCAAACTCATCTTGGGTATATTCGACTGGCATATCAACAAGTCTTTCAATCATGTCAAAATACTTTGTCAATTGTTCGTCTGACCAAGATGTCTTGTCTGCAGGAAACTTCATAGTACTAGCATATTGATTAGCAGTACCTATGATTTTGTTTAGAGTTTCTTTATTTTGTACTGATGCAGTCATAGATTGTATAGTTTGTACTATAAATTCTAAGTCTTGCATTAGAATGGTGCTTCATCTGACGTTACAGGTGTATCATCTACCTTAACGTCCTGTGATACTATACTATCCATGATGTCATTCATGCGTTGAATATCTTCCTTAGTAGGCTTATTCTCTTTCTTACGCATATCAACTTTGGTAACTTCTACCATAGCATCTTTCTCAGCCATTTCTTGTGTATAACCATCAGGTGCTACTGCTGTAGCCTCTTCTTCTGATTGTTTAGAACCAGACCATAGTTCTACACCAAGGCCAAATCTCATGCATGCACGCTTGAATGCATCTGACTCAGCGTCTTTTAGATTAGTTCCATCATTGAACTTAGCATTGCCTAGCTTAAAGGTATCGACATCACCGAACCCATCATAGCTACCCATGCCATCAATAGTTATAGTACCTTTAGCACCAACTATTCTTTTCTCTCCATTGTATGTACCGTACACTGGTTCACATGCCCATGTGTATGTAACACCACTATCACGTAATCTTTCTACGTAATGTGCGTGTGGTACGTAATCACCAAACTTACCAGCTGGTGCTTTTCTAACTATCTCCTCTGGAAAAGGGGATAGTAAATCAACGTTATTGTTCATAACATTCCTTTCTTGTTATATTGCCTGACGCTTAGCGCATAGTCGAAGCGGAAGGCAATAAATTACTCTTCTTCTAAGTCTAATAGACTGCGTAAGTTATGCACACCACGTTCAAGTGGTACTAACTTAGTTTCGCCTTGGTCATTTGTTAGTATAAAATACGGCTTATCACCTAAACCACTGTACTCTATACTACTTAATTTCCATTTAGACTTGACAATTAAGTCTTTCATACTATACATTATATCTATTTATTTATTACTTTCAGTAAGTTTTACTAAGTATTCTGCTGTAACACCATGATTAGGTTTAGCAAATAGCAGCCATTGACATGGTCTACCCATTGACGCTAACTGTTCTAATGCATAAGTATTATAGCTTTCAGTACTACCATTCACCCATAAACGTATGTCATTAACATACATTGTTGTAGGTGTATGAAAATGTCCAGCAATTGCGTAATCAAAATCAGGCATTAACCCTCTTGACGCTAGTGCTTTCCATCCTAGTAGTTTCTTACCAAAGCCATACCATGGAAATCCTGAATGTCCTCTGACATTATCGCCATGCCATACGAAAAACTTGCAGCCATTACCAATATCTGCAATGTCAAACCAATGGTTATCACCTTCGCTATCAGGTATTGTCCATGACATTCTTTTTTCATCTCTATATATCATTGACATTATCTTACCTAGCATTCTGTCTGCATTACTATCAGGATGATAGTCTTTCCTTGCACGACCACCTAAGCTGCCATGGTTACCTATAACCCAATGAACTTCTACTTCATTAAAATTAGCAAGTAATATGTCAAAGAATTGTGTCAATATTCTAGGACCATCAATAGTTACTTGGTTATATAATGAAGCATCAATTAGATGCGTTTGACCAGGAAATATTAGCTCACCTTCTACGATATCACCAGCAGCTAAGACTACGCATTTATTAACTGGATGTGCAGAACGTTGAACATTTGTCAATTCAACTATTTTATTTGCATATTCAATTACACGTTCTTCAGCTACTTGTGTGTTATAATCTGGCGTTACTTTCGCTAACTGAACATCTGATAATACAGCTACTGCTATTTCTTCATGTTTATTTTTTTTATGAAGAGTTGGTTTAGGTACTTTAGGTTTATCCCAAGTACGCAAATTAGTAGATACTGCATCATATACTGCTTCAATTAAATCAGCTTTTTTATTTTTAGCTTTTTCTAATTGTTTTAATAATCTGACGTTATCAGATTTTAGTTCAGTAATTTTTTGCGATTCAGCTTCAGCAAATAATTTATCTAATTCTTTTTTATTCATTAGGAATTAAATTCTGAAAGTGATTTCTCACTGCTGATTCGCTAATCTTGATATTAAAATTTTCTTTTAATAATCGAGATACCACGTATGGTTTTAATTGTCGTCCTGCGATAACACGTTCTTCACAGCCCTGCCAAAATGGTTTAGCTTCTTCTGTAATTCTATCGACTATCGCACTACGTTTCCCTGTTTCTGCTTCTGCTAGCAGTTCATCGATATTCATAGTTCTCATTATATACATATATTTTCATTATACAAGTATTTAATTGAATGTAACCCTGGCTGGTAGAAACAGAAGTGAAGAGCGAAGAGCCAAGCCTGAGCGATGAAACGATGTTTGGTACAGCAGTGGGTTACATGAATGTAAGCGTAGCAGTGTTCACTATGGGTTGATTGTTGAAGTTGAATGTTTACCTGTTCGGAGTTCTCTTCCGACTCTATTCTGCTACAGTAAAGGCTTAACTTTTGCGAAAGGAAACAAAAGCACAGTTACCTGTTGACCTTTACTCCTTACACTATAACACGTTCAATTTATAAGCGTGTTCCTTTACTTCGTTTACATTTTTTAGATTTATAATTTTGTTTCTGGTGCAGGTGTTTAAAACATCCCTCATTAAATTAGCACCTGATGTATCACCAGAAGCACCAAATACTTGCATATCTGATACCCATATCCTACGTTCAGGCATACTGGCAAGCCATTGTAAGGCTGGACCATCAATAACATTACCTCTACCTGAATGTTTATCTAAATAATTTTCATCAACTCGCATTCCATTCTTAGCAATAATACGTAAATCACCTGTATCGTGACTACCGTTATACATAGCAATAGTAACTGCAGGTAGTATCTGCATTATTTCTAGTATGTCTTGTCCGCTGAAGTCCATTGAACCAGACGCATCAATAAGTATTGTTCCACCTAGCACATGCTG